CCAGCGAAGTCGCATAAACGCTTGAATCACTTCCTACGCCTCGGATGGGCTCTTGCCGATGCGTGCGAGGTCGTTCTTCAGAAGAATGGGCATTGGCAGGTTCGAGTATTTGTCCAGAAGGAAGTCGCCAAGGCAGAGCCCAAGACCGAGTGCTTAGGTGTTGATGTGGGAATTACTCATTGCGTTTCTAGGTCGGATGGATACCTGGGAAGGGGTTTGTCGTCCACAATTCGCCGCGTACGGTTACAAGACGGCGAACGCCGCAGGCAGGGCCATGCTGTAAAGCGCCCTAAAACAAGTGTAAAACAGCAGCTAGACATTGAAGCCCGTAGAGCGGTTGCACGTTGCAAGCGCGACGGGTTGGGTTTAGCGGTTGAAAACCCGAAACGATTGGCCAATCTGAGAAGTGGAAAACTTCACGGGTGGGCTAGATCGTACTTTGCAAATCGTGCTGCATGTATAGCGGATGAGGAGGGTATCTGGGTTACACATGTAAACCCAGCCTACACCTCTCAAACCTGCTCGGCGTGTGGTAATCGCGATAAACTTAGTCGAGTGAAATTAGTGTTTAAATGCACTACCTGCGGAAGCGGGACCCATGCGGATATAAACGCAGCGCGGGTAATAGCTCAGAGGGTCCGGAGTAAATCAGGCTCCGTTAATGAGGGTGCTTTATGAGTGAGCGTGACGCGAACTCGTCAGCATCTTTGTACCTGTGTTACCCGCCCCTTGACGACGAAAGAAGTTTTTCCATGTTTGAGCCGGTGTCAGCCGGCGCAAGTGATCCACCCATTGGCGCGGGTTTTGGCCCGCCTAGTTTCATCTCACCTCCCGGCCCGCCTGGCCCTTCTGCCCCTGGCGGCGGTTGCATTGCCGCAGACCGGCGAGTTTTGTGCTGTTCGGCGTGGTCAATGAAAGCTTCTTGCGCCCGCTTGTCGCGCTTTCTAAATTCAAAGCTGGCAATGACCTTGGTGATTTCATCCAAATGCACCTCGTCGTCGTCTTCGGTTCCGATTGGAACGGTCTGCCCCTTGCTGAGCAGGTCGTTTTCTTTTTGCTGGCACTGCGTGTTGATTTTCACCGACTCATAAGCCGGATCTGGGCTTGAGAGCTTGAGCATTTCGAGTGCCTGATTACGGTCTTTAATCAGCCCCTTTTCGATTAGGCTGCCAACTTGCTCAATCCTACCCGCTGCTGTCCACCCGAGCGGGTTCGTGTCTTCTAGCCAAACGTCTAGAGGATTTGGAACCATCCCGCCGTGGAAGGTGAACGAGGAACTGAATGGCCCTTCGATTTTCACAACGCGAGGATCTTCCTCGGTAAAATGCTGCGCCGCGAGACCGAATATTCCCATGTAGGTATCTTGCAGCCCCTGGTTAATGGCTTTGATGAAAGGCGCGTACTGCGACCGATCTTGTTCAAGCACTAGCTGCAAGGCCAGTGCGGTTTTAGTTGCCTGCGGAATTTCACCGCGTGATGCGCCAGACATTCCCATGACGCTAGACAATGCGTTTCTCAGGTCGGCCTTGTGCGCGGCCATCTCAGCAAAGTTAAAGTTCGGCACTTCAAACTTCGGCGCGCCGCCGGCCATCGCATAGCGGATAATGTCACCAGGTCGGTCGGTAATCATCTGACTTGGAACTTTTGCCTCGTTTGAAATCATCACACGCGGTCGCGCAACTAGGTTTCTGGCCTCCACGATGTAGCTCGCGGCGCGGTTAAGCTGCTCTTGCAGGTCCATTACCTGCTCAATGCTCGATACGCCGTAAAACCCAAGCGGCGGCTTATCAAACGGTAAGTGCTGAACGGGTAAAAGCCCGTCGTTATGTGGAAATGTTACGGCCTTACAGAGTGTTTTCCCTGCCCAGCAGGCATACATGCCCTTATCAAACCAGTTGGTTGGCTTGTGGTAATAGTGATGCAGCATGACAAGATCGTTATCTTTGCGAATCTCGCCCGTATAGGCGTTTAAGCCCTTAGCACCCTCGGCCTCAACGTCGCCGTATGTTGCCTCCAAACCAAACCTAGAAACAGGTTCTTCGTGGAAAAAATCATACATGTCGTCGATTTCTTCAATGCCAGGGCGGAACACAAGCTTAAACGGATCGGCAACGGTTAGCTTAATGTCACCACGGTAAGAATGAATTTCCGGGTCGCCTGATTTTGTTTCAGACGCCTGTAGCTCCATTTTGCCTCCAGCGTCCGGGTCATAGCTGCGAACCAAAAACCCGTTACCGAAAATAAGGCCGTACTTGATCTTTTTTAGATAAACCTGCTCAATCTTTTTGGTGCGATGAAAGTATTTCCCGTATTTCTCGGTTTTCTCAGCAGCCTCAACGTCATCGTGTGAATCAGACGCCGGAAACACGCGCACAATCGGAAGGTTCTGAGAAACGATTGAAAGCATTCGGCTCGTTACGTTGTTGATATGGTTTTCACGAAGCCGAACCCGGTATGCGCCGCCAGACGCGCCAGTGTCTCGCACGTAGTGGTTGCCAGTGTAGAAAGCAACCTCATCGCGCCAATTTCTATCTTGAGTCATTTTGCGTTCGCCGTGCCAGGAATCGCGCTGCTTATTGAGTGCTGAAAGCAGGTTGCCTTTTTCGGCGTCCGGGTTTTTTACATACCGTTCGAAAATATCCCTGATCGAGTTCTTTTTTTCTTCGCTCATAGACCTTCCACGTGGTCAAAAGATTGCGCCGCCTGCCTCTTGTAAGCGGTCACCAGGGCAAATTCGCCCTTGAGATAAGCCAAATCCTGCTCTGCTTTTTGCGCGAACTCGGCAGACTTTTCGCCGCCCTCTTTCAGCTGGCCCATGCCCTCGAACACCGTGCCCAGTTTCTCAGCAAAAGACGAAATGGCCGCAGCGGCCCGCGCCTGCTCTGTTCTGATTTGAGAAAGCCCACTTTCAATGCCAGCCTGGCGCACGCTTGAAACGTACTCACGCCACACGGCAAGGCCAAAGAGCAAGATCAGGGCTAAAAACATGATGATTAGAGCAAGGTAGGTTTCCATTTAATCCTCAAGGGCTTTTAAACGTGCCCTTTTTCGTTCTGCCGCAGCCTTGTCGCTATCGATAATCATATCAGGAAATGCGACGGACATGCCTTGCAGTGCCTTTAACCGGCGAGACATAGGGTCTGTGCGGTATCCGGCCATGCGTGCCAAGTATTCCCCGTCTATTGCCCCCGTTTGACCGCCTGGATTTGGTTTTAGTGATTTTGGTGTGCTGGATGATTTGGGCACACCCGGCGCAGTGCGCGCCTTCTTTTTTAGTTTTTCAACTATTCCGCGATTTATCAAGCCCTCAGAAACACCGCGCTTAATGTCTTTAAAAAGGCTGCTCGCTCCCGTTCCAGAAGACGAAAGAATGGGTGAACCGTAGTCTCGCCCAAGGCGAAGAACCTCCGCCACGTCAACCAACTCCTGCGACGTGAAAACAGACTTCATAACCGGCGAGTTTGCCTTGAAGTTTTTCAGAGTCGAATCAAAGAGAATGTTTCCGGCGCCGTCCGTCTTAAGCAGCGTGCGCATGTAAGCGCCCTTGAGTGCCTGGAAATCTTCTGGTGACAGGATTTTTTTAAGATTACCCACCTGCAGGGTGTTAGAGAACAGCCTGGTAAATACCCTTTCGTCTGGAACATTGCCGCCCAAAACGTCTTTTACAAGATGCGAGTTGTCGTTAATGAATCCGGTCATTTTTTTGTTGTTTGCTAGAATCTCATCGGCAAAGGCGGGGTTGACGTGCTTCCTTACGGTCTTTTCAAGAGCGTCGTTAATCGTGCCGTAAAGATCGCGCATCTTTGAAACGTCCGGCGGTATTGCCCCGAGCGGGGTTTTGTCTGAGAAAGCATATTTGCCAATCCATTGACGCTGCTCGTTTAGTTGTTTGAAACTGCCATTAGAATTTTTCAGCGCCTCGGTTGTTCTGAGCAAGTGCCTGCCCTGAGCTCGTTCGGCATCGGTTCCGCGCTTAACCAAGCCCTTTGCGTATTTTTCAATTCCGCTTAGCTTTGATTCAAGCGTTGCCATGGCTCCGCGATCAACGAGCCCGCCCGGGAAATACTTTTGAACCGAATCATAGGTAAGATCTATATCCTTGAAAAACTTACCAACCGCAGTATTGTGGGCCTCGCGAATAAGCTGCCCGGCTTCGGCGGTATCCGCTGGTATTTTACCGCCGCCGATCTTCTCGACCTGGCGCCCAGCCGCTTCGTTGATTTGCCCTAGTCCCTTGGCGTGTCTTTCGAGTTCCTTTGCGCCTGCCGGACCCTCGGCAACGTTTCTTGTCGTTCTGGAAATTGTCGAACCTGGGCCGAACTCAATGGCCTCAGATAAAAGGGCAGGGTCAATGCCGTTTTTCTTGGCAATGGCAGCTCGTTGAGCCCAATCAGCGGCTTGCCTTGGTTTAGTCACCGACGAAACCGAGTCCATCACCGCGTTACCGGCGCTTTTCGTGATACCAAGCGCATGGCTGGTGCCCCTGGTGCCTGTCGCTACGTCAACAGCCTTAGCAGCAAGCGTAGCGCCCACATCAGCGGTCTTTGTGCCAACTTTAACGCCGAACTTGGCGAGCGCAACAGGTGGAATGAAATTGGTCCAATCCACAGCGAAGTCAGCACCAAGCCCGACTGCTCCGCTCGCCGTTGGATCAAGTATACCGCCCTTTTGAAGCCGCCAACCTTCCCCACTTTGATTGTAAATACCAGGAAACGCATCGCTCAAGGCACTATCACCAACTCCGGCCTTTTGAACTATTTCTTTACCAGTTGGCGCACTGTCAGGGTCTTCGGCGAACTGCCTGGTAAACGCCGAAATAGGGTTCTGGCCCTTTTGCGCAGCTGAGACAGCCGCGCGCGTCGGTGCGCCGGTAACACTGTCAGCAGCGCGGCCAATAGGAACCAAAACGTTCTCAACTGCGCCCATTCCTAATTCCTTGATGCGTTTGAGAAGCGTCTTTTTCTCTAGTTGATCCATTTGGTCGTCTGTTAGGCCGTTCTCGTTGGCCTCAAGAGCCGACATTTCCGCGTCTGTTAGTGGTTTTGACATTATTTCACCTCGTACCATTTGCCGTCGGTCGGGTTCTTCTCATATGTCACGCCGTCAACTTGTCTTTGTGCACGCGGCGCGGGCCCGCCCGCGCCCGCGCCCGACCTTCTAAACCCGTAGGCCCTAACGGTCGCATCGTGCCGCACCTCGGAGTCTTTGCGGGCAGACTCGAGCACTTTTAGATAACCGGCATTGCCAAGATATGCCGTGCCGGCACTTGTCGGGTCGCCTATGGCGGCTAAAATCAAGTCCATGTCTGGCCCGGCAAGCGCCCCAAGGTTCGCAGCCTCTTTACCCTCGATGACCACGTTACTTGCTGCTTTTTCAATCTGTTTTCGGCCCTCCGAATAAGGCATCGAACGCACGCCGTGTGTTTTAATAACATCCCGAAGCGAGTTCATTGCAATGTTAAATTTAGAATATGCTGCGCTTGATGATTTAACTTTTTTCAAATCGTCGTCGGTTGGCATGGCGCCATCTAAGAGTTCGTAGCCGTATACGCTGACAGGACCGGACTTACCTTTGGCTGCCTTTACGGCCTTGTCGTAATTTAAGTCCTGCCCGCGCCTGGTCGTTGAGTCGGATCGGGTTCTCTGCGAATCTTCGAACGCTTGGCGCATACGCAACAAAGTTTCTTGTTTGCCACCTGCTGCCCGCGCAAGCGCCATTTGATTTTCAAGCTGAAGCCGCATTTTTTGAGGAAGCAACTCGCGCTCTTGTTTCATCTTGGCAAGCGAGGTGATCGCGCTGAGTTCGCCCTTGTCGTCGAGAGCGGCAAGCCGACTTTTCATGTTCGCATCACGCGCGGCCATGTGTTTCCGGTATTCGTCGGCACCATTTCCGCCGCTGATACCCGCAGACCAGCCGGTTGCAAGCGCGGTCAGCGCCTTTCCGATGGGCGATAGGTCGTTGCTTTGAACCTGCTCCGCGCGTTCTTTTATGCGCCTGCGATGTTCGGCAATCGCAGTTTCAAGGTCAAGATCAGAGTTGTCGGTTTCATCGTACATTCGAGGTCTCCTAGAGCCGGTATTTGCGCTGGCTTGCATATGGTTGGCTCATGCCAAAGTCTTCGCTTGATGGAATCTGGCCGAAACCATGATCCACCGGAGCCCCCGAGGACGTTGGAATAGACCCACTAGAACTAGATTTCGCTGCGCCCGCACTAGACATGCCTCCGGTTGCGGCTGCAACGCCCGTATTTATAAGCTGCGTCCCAAGTTGCCTTTGATATGACGTAATCTTTTCTTTTGCATCAAATGCCTGCGCAAGTGCCGCCTGAGACGCCGCCGCATCGCCTGATTCAATGGCCATCTGTGCGCGAATGAATGCGGATTCTTGAGCGCGCCGTAAATCAACCATATGTTGACGGGATTCGGCAACGCGGTCAGCCTTCTGTGATTTCAGGTTGGCAGAATCTTGAGCAAGACCCGCCAAGCGCCCGCTTAATCGGTCATAAACATCTTGGATTGAGCCTTGATTGGAAAACCCGCCAGACGTGCCGTATGCGCCCTGATGGTTCTGAACGCCTGACAACGCCTGTTGACCGCCTTGCACGGCTATCGCGCGCTGGCCCTGAAAGTATGGGTCTTGGGATAATTCACCCGGCGCCGATTCATCTTGGAGCGCCTTAAGCCTTGTTTCCATCTCCGGGGAAAACGTAGGCATTGTTGAGCTGCGCAGCGTGCGGTTTAATTCAAGTTGCTTTTCTTTGGCTTTCTTGCGGTCTTCTCCTGCGTCCCACTGATATTTTTCCGCGCGTTTTTTGCCTTGATTTGGAACCCCGAAGTAATCGCCCAAGTCTTCATCAAAAAAGCCCATGGTTTTCCCCTAAATAAGTATGAGCGTGCAAACGCCCGCAGTTGACCGCTTCAAAAACAGGCGGTTTAAGTCAGATGGTTTTGTAAAATTTATTTCCGCCGTCCCGTTGGGATAGGATGCTACGGGTATGACGTAGCGTGGAACTCTGCCGAGTGAATGGCCGACCTCAGTCTCTGCAACTCCAATGTTAACAGTAAGGATTTGACAGTCAATGTTGTCGTCAAACGTGATTTTCTTTCTGCTCCACTGCAAAACCTGCTGAAACCAAGAGCGCGGCGCATTTTCACCGTAATCAACGAGGTTCATGCGTAATTTCCTCGGTTTCTCAGGATTACGGCGTCTTGTTCAAGCCCCTGAAGGCTAACATCCTGCCGCAGCACGGCGTTTGCGAACTTGTAGCTCACCGAGCGGCATTTTCTGCGAGATATCGACACGTTTCTAGCCGTAACGCCAGCCGCTGCGGTCGTAATCGATATGGATTGTGAATCACTATAAGAATTGACCCAATCATAAGCCGAGGTCATTGTTGTTGAGACCGCGCCGCTCGATGCGTCCACATTCAAAAGAATGGAGGGCTTCATGAGTTTCTTAACGCGCGCAGGAGATCCGAAGTTAAACCAATTCGTTATGTAAAATGCGTTGATCGGAACATAGGTCAGCAACGAAATTGTTCCGGTTCCCTGAGTAGTCAAGTCAATGGCCGCGCCGCCAGCAGTCGCCGCAACTTTAATGCTCGTTGCGCTAATTCTGATCGCAAAATACGGGATATTGTCGATGAGGCCAGTCGGTACGGCGCCCGTACTTCTAAAAGTGATTATGTCGTTGGTCTGGTAGCTGTTTACGACCGTAATAATATCGGTCCCGGTAGTCACCGAAGCTGGCGCCACATACTCAACTTGAATATCTTGGAAGTTTACATTGGTGCCAAGCCCGGTTGCCGCCCTCTCAGACGCGCAAAACCCAGTGTAAGAGCCCCACAAGAAGCGGTCGCCGTCCCATGCCACGCATTTAGCATTTAGGGCCTTGCGCTGAAACCATCCGACAAGCGTGCCCTGGTCTTCTCGAATATCTAGAACCCATGCGATGCGCGCGGTTGGCCCCCCGGTGAAACAGTAGTATAGCCCAAGCTTTTTATGATGAAACGCAACCGAAGTTAATTGCAGTGCGACAGATTCGGAGTTGACAGCGCTTTCAATTTTCTCACCAATACGCACGGGTTTGTCGCCGTTGGTCGCATAGAACCCGGACTGCGAGCGGTATACCATATAGTTTTTGGTTTCGTCGCCAACAACTACAGCAGACTTTGGAGCAGAGCACCCGTTGCCGTTGGTTTCCACTCGACGAAATGAGTAAGCATTGTTTCCCGTGTCGTCTGGGCCGATGCCGCCAAAAACAGCAAGCTTAGTTTTCTTGAACACAAAAAGAGATTCAAGGTAGCTCGCACAAACCTGAACGCCTTCACCGTCGCCAACCCCGAACCCGTAAACGAATGCCTCTTTTTGCGCCTGGTCGGACGGCCAAGAGTGCGGGTTAGAGCTCTTTGAGTTGTAAACCCGGTCACCCTTCCACGCCACAAGCCGCCCGTAGTGCTCAATTAGCCCAACAAATGCCGTTGGCGCGGTAACGTTGAGCGCAAGACCCAACTCCGAATATAGTTGACTCTGAGTGTCCGAAATCGCAACCGTAACAACATCAGAGAACCCAGCCGTTACGTCTGCGGCAAGCCATGTGTAAGTCTTTACTAACTTTGACGCTGCGGCAATCGTGTCAGCCCTCGAATAGATCCGCACCACGTCGCCGGCAATAAGCGTCTGAGGTCCGGTGTTTCCGGTCACTCGAATGGTTGCAGCTGAAACGATAGACGGCAAAAGAGTTGCGACAGCCGGGCTTTCCCCTCGCCCATTATCGACCGTGTAAATGTAGGTGAACGCGCCAGCGCCGCTTGCCGAAGTCAGAGCAACGGTTGGCCGCGCGTAAATCGCGCTTGCAACAACATTTGTTCCGTCGAAATATCTGAGCACGTTTGTACCGTCGACAAAAAACAGCTTGCTATCTAGCACCGCAAACCAAATCAAATTGATTGTAGAGATTGCAGGGCTTGGGGTTATGACCGTAACCACGTCAACAAGTGATGTTGCGTAGCTGAATACGCCATTAGAGAACTTGAAATAATACTTCGTGCTGCCAAGTGTAGCCGATCCGATTTCATCAATCGTAATAGATGCAGTTTCGTCGGCACTAAACATAGATTCGCTGCCGGCAAACTTTGAAATTGTGCCATTGCCGTTTTGAAAGCAATTTTCCGCGCCGATCGAAACTCCGTCTCTCACGTCGGAAAGATTGGTCTTTAGATCAAGACCGAAAAAGCGCGGTATTCTAAGACGCGAATTACCTGCCATAGCGGTCATTGCCCCCGGTGTCAGTAATTACCATCTGGTCGGGTTGCTGATCGCGGTTGACCGAGGTTTCGTTGAGAAGACCGTTTTCAACTTCAAACAGTTTCATGCGCTCGCCGAATATAGGTTCTCCAGACGTTCCGAGAAGGTCAATGGCGGCTAGTTCACACGCCAGCTCGCAATAATCCTCATCGAAACCAGGAACGTCGGTTGTGCCAACAAGTTTTTTAAAGAGAGGCACGTCCCAAATGCGAACGGCATAGGCTTGTGATGGCACCGGCTTAAAGATGACTTGGTTTCCAACCATCGCATAACCAAACTCAGGCAAATACCCCTCACGCAGCGGGTAATAATTGCTGCCGTCATCGCTTGAAATGTTTAAATGCGGCACCTTGCGCCAATCGTTGTCAGACGTGGAACCAGATTGACGGTATTCAATCCTGACTAATTTCATCATTTCAGGCGGCAGGTCATAGGCTTGCGTGCTTGCCACCGTGCTGAACCGTCCGCGCGAAATGGAGTGAGTGCCTGCGCCGGCTGATGTTATGTCAATGGCGGTACCGGAAAGCGATAATTCAAGGGTCGCTGCAAGCTTAATTGTCGTTGCCGTTACACGAATGGCGTAATACGTGGAAAGAGAAGTTAGGCCAGCCGCAACCGTAGTGCCAGCCGTGTAAACAACCGGGTCGCCAGATGCGTAGCTCCGCGCCACGGTGATAACGTCGGTCGCGGTATTGATTGACGCGGCTGCGATATCCTCGGTGAACCCGATCTTGATGAATAGGTTTTCAAACTTCTGAGAAAGACGCCGATAGACGAACCGACACCCCTTATTGATCGATAGATCAAGCTGGGCATCGGTAACAAAACCAGCGGCCGAAGACTCATCGGCCTTAAATCTGGTGCGTGTTCTCAGGTCTGAAAGCGACAGGCTCACATTTCATCCGATTCGGCTGGTGCAGGGCCGGCGCCAGACATCAAACCCTTGCGCATGTTTAAGATCAGCTCTTTTTCTTGCGGGCTAACCATGAACTGCTCGTAACCCTCTTGTGGGTCGCCTTCCTCTTGTTCTGATTCGCCGCCGTCCTGCATTTCCTCTTGTGGCGCGCCCTCTTGCATCATGGGTTTACGTGGCTTAATGCTCATTGGCTTAGATTCTTTTACCAGCTGGTCAACGGCCTTTTTTCTCATCATAAATTTAGGGTTCATACGGTCCTTTCAGGTAATTTTTCTGAGGTTGTTTAAACTTTTGTGGACTTTATCGACGTAGGTCTGATTTTCGTACATGCCGCCCGGTGTTTTTCTCGCGCTGCCTTGGTTGTATGCGGAAATAACTTCTGATTCGTCGTTGTACTTTTCAAAAAGCTTTTTTAGTTTCGATACACCGTAGCGAATGCCTAGTTCTGAGTTGGTCAGGCGTGGAAGTTCGGCATCAAAACCCAACTCCCGAGCAACGGACCCCATGACCTGCATAGGACCCCACGAGCAGGCTTGCAGCATTTGTTCTGTCTCAACCGTAATCATGAGTTTGTCCGCGTACTCTCTAACAAAGTAAAAGTAGCGCCATTTAGGTTCATAGCGCACGGCCCAAGGGTTCCATGAACTTTCAACCGCAGCAATCGCACGAGATAGGTCTGGATCAATGCCGACCGCTTTTGAAAGGCGAACTAGAATTTCATCCATCAGTCGCCCTTTCTTCGGTCATCAAGACCCCACTTAATCAGACGCTCGTAATCAATCGACGGATGGCAGACCAGGTCGCCAATTTTTGGGTCTTTAAACTCAATGAAATAAAACGTTTCACCGTCGGCAGCCAAACACACGGCATGTTTGGTTTCGGCTACCGGCTGGCACCGTGCAAGATTAGGTATCGTGCGCTTTGGCCCATACGCATGGGCGCAGCCGCTAACGAGAGTGCCAAAGCTTAAGAGCATCAATAGCTTGCTCATCAGTCAGCGCCTTTCTGTGCGCGTCAACCGCGCCTTCGGTTTTTTCATTCTGCTCGCGGTAATGCTTCTCAGCCAACGCCGCTGCAATGGTCTTAATCCAACCCTCGACCATGGCGCCGATCCTTGGAACAGCGATTACAGCTTGCAGTATGGCCAAAAAATATTGCATTACTTGAGGCTTAACTTTTTCAAGAAATCAACTGCGCCCTGCAATAACTTGTCTGGCTGTTCGCCAGGGATGAGCAGCGCAATCACCAATACCGCGCTTAGAAGACCAACGATTGACGAAATAATAATTGCGTAGTTTGCTATTACGTATGCGATAAATGCCGCCATTTTATTCTCCTATGTACTTTTTAAAATTACTTCTACAACCAACCCTGCCGCCCCGCCCGCTACCAATGCCATTCCAAGTAACTTATTTTTGAATGCCTGAATGTCTTGCAGCTCAAGGCGAAGCACTTTTATATCTTCACGGATGCGCGTTTCCATATCGCTTATGTAGCCCATAAGAAAACGCGTGTTCTCATCCATGGTCGCACCCCTTTGTTATTTAGCAGCGCACTCCGCGATAACCTCCGCGTCGTTCTTCTGAGCGCCGCCGCTGTCATCCATGCACTTCTTGCCCTCTTTGGTGCCCGGCCCGTAGCATTTCAATACGCGCACCTTGTCCGAAGACTTCTTAGTGTCGTGGCAGGACACCATACTTTTATGACAAAGCTGAGTATCGACGGACCCGACACACAAAGTGATAATTAGATTCAAAATTTCCAAGCTCATATAATTCTCCTCAAGGTGAAGCGGTTACTTCGTAGATATCCGCACAGTATTCGTAAACCTGTCCGGCAGTTCCAGTCTGAATCCATGGGAAGCTGCTGGCAGGATATTGCTTCTTGTACGGCACATATACGCGCTGGGTGGCTGATCCAGTGTTAAAAGTCTGGTAGAGGTTCGCTGCTCCAGAGAAATACACGGGTCCTGTCGGCACCGTAGCAGTGTTTAAACTCGCAGGCACGGTGGTCGAATACCCGAAAGACACGGTATGCGTATTGGCCGCGACTCCTGAAAGGGAGTAGTAGCCGCACATGAATGCGACTTTGCCCGATGAAACTTGGTAGAAGGAACCGCTCGTTCCCTGGCCTATCGAGTTAGCACCCTGCGGACCTTGAACCACACCGCTTAAGTAGTGGTTAGCGGTAGCGCCCCCTGTACCTGTCGAGAAACATACCGTCGCCGTGTGCGTCGTGAACGGGATGTTGCACTGAAGACCTTTTACTCCAGCTAAACCGCCGTCAAGATTTGAGTTACCGCCCATCCCGACGGTGTTTGCCGCCTGCGGAACATTGGACGCATGGGCGAATGTGCAAAGCAGTAATACTAAGAACGCAGTTTTATAGAACATGCCAATTACTCCCGTCTGAAACGATTGTGATGGACACCAGAGGGTCCGTTATGTCTAGGGTAAGGTCGCCGTCTATGGTCTGTGATCCGTTGGCGTCGACCGTTACGATGTTTGTGGTGGTGTCTGACTTCTTTAGATGGTGAACGACACCAGAATTTCCTACTGCGGTTTCCAGAGTAACCGTGAACCCGCCCGCTACTGCGTTGCAGATAATGGCGTTGTCGGTGTTTACCAGTGTGGTATTGGCGGTTATTGTCGTTACCGAAAGCGAGCTGCCGGACGCTGGTGCCGTACTCTGCCAGGTCGTGCCGTTACTAGTCAGAATATTGCCGCTGGTGCTTGGAGCAACGAAAAGAGGCGTGCTAGTCCCGTTTCCAAGAACTACGCTGTTTAGAGTGAGCGTTCCCAGTCCAGTGCCGCCGCCAGCAACGGAATTTACTCCTAGTGAAATTAGAGTTCCGGTTCTGGTCCCCGCGAAGTTCGGAAACCGAAACTTGAATGTTGTTGAGTCTGCGACCTCGCCGCTGATGCGCGATACTGTTGGTGGTAGGCCAGCCAAAGAAACCTGAGAAATCAACAGCAGTCCGACTACCAACCATCTCATTGCAGCACCCAATTGATGTGTACTGTCTGAGTGCCGCTTACTGAAATCGCGCGGACGTTTGCGGCGCACGGGAAATATCCAGTGTCTTGTCCTGGTGCCAGCCCCTGCCCGGCTGAAGCGGTTGGGTCAACGCCTTGACGCCATCGAACGTTAGCCGTGTTGGCATCGTCGGCTTGGAGTGAAAAACCAACCGCGTTTGCAGGCGCGGTTAGTGTGATCACTGCACCAGCGCCTACTGCGGCATTTGTGGCCGCGTCACCAGTCGTATTGATGGGCGTCTTTGCTTGCAGCGCGGCGGTGGCGGCGCCCGCTGGCAAGGGTAACGATGCCGCCGAAACTGGCACCGCGCTAGCCCTAAGCTGCACGTCTGTTACCGGCCCTGACACCGGAACGGCGGATTGATCGGAAGCCAGGACAACAGCCATGCTTGCGGCCATCGTCTTTTGACCAAGCGTTGCCGGAAGTTTCGCACTTGCGGCTGCTAGCGTGGTTTCAGTTGCCGCACCAGTTGGGAGCGATGAACTCAGCACGTCAATTTGAAGCTCACCGTTGGTGTCGGTGCGCAGTGCTTGGGTATTGCCTACACCGTCAACGCCGCCGGCAACTTTCACTAACGCAGGCGCAGCGGCCCCATCAGCAGCAACGGCACTTTCAGTAAGTGAAGCCGCAACGCGAAGGTTACCAGACGCATCAGTTGAAAGAGGAATATAGTCGCCATCGCCGGCCAAGGCTGCGCCCGCGTCATTCCGTACCGCTAGCGCCATCTGGCCCTGATCGCCTGAAACGTGCAGCGCGTCTTCGGTTTGTGTTCCGCCGCCGCCGCCAGCAACGAAAACGTCAAGCGCCTGCTTTGTTCCTACCGTTGTTCCGGTTACCGCTTTTTTTATACTGTTTAACCAAAGCATGTTCATGTGAGTTGTCCGGTTTTATTTGATGAATTAATTTTGTGTCTCATGGTTTTTTGGCCTCAAAATTTTGAAATTATTCTTCAGTTAAAATTATCCGATACGTTTGAATGGCAAACCCAGCGGGAAGGGCCTCGTCGTTCTTTTCAAAATTCAACCACTGACTTGTTCCTCTTAGCGTGTACGGTTTGAAAGTGTTTCCGCCGTAGTCCTCGCCATGACCACGGACCATGTCCACGCAGCCGTTTTCAACGGTGGTTCCAGCGGTGATCCCGTAGAACATCCATCTGGATTGAAGCGCCCCGACAAGGGTCCCCGCCGCACTTAGAACCTCCCGATCAAAAACCCAACCAGCGACGACGCTGCGCCAATGGCCAACTCAATTTTGATGTGTCGGACGTTAACCAGTCTCTCAACTTCGACTTCTTTGACCTTCTCAACCTCAACAGTTCTGGGCGCCAGCTGGTGCTTTCTCAGTTCCGCATTTTCCCGATACTGCTCGTTCAAACGTTTAAGTAATTCCGGGTCATCAACTTTTACCTCGACAAACTTCTCAATAATCTTTTCCACTACTCGGGCAGGCTTTGATTTCTCAACGGCAAGTTCGGCAACGAGCAAATCAATCTTTCGATGGCTTTCCGGGCTATCGACGTAAATGATTTTTTCACCGATGATTTGCCCGGTTGGAACGAGCAGCTTCATTTAAACTCCGCAAAGCCAACGGCCTGGTCTACGCCGCTTGCAAGTTTGCCGAATATTTGACCCTGAAATAGCGTTCCGTCATTTTCACCGAACTGAACGGTTACGCTTGGCGGAACAAAAAAACCCGTCCCGACTACCGCATCCGTCCCGAAACCAAGCCAAAGCCCAACGGTGGCGTGCCCGCCAATGGCGATAGCCTTGCGGCTGGCATTGGCGGTCACGATTGAAGTAGACGTTGCAGAAGACATTGTCGCGGTCCCATGACCAACGAGCTTAATGACGCGCATTAGTTGCTTACGTCTTTCACGGTGATTTCAAAGTAGAAACCAACGTTATCAGCTAAGATGCCGTCCTGAAGGTCAAGCGCGGTCAGGATTTTTGCAGTGATCGCGGTCATTGCGTCGTCAATAGCGGCCTTTACAGCCGCATCGGTGTAGGTGTTGGCAGTTGAAAGGGTTGCAGCCGTTGCAGAAAGAGTAGCAGCCGCGCCGCCTACCTTGTAAACATTGAACACAACGCTTGATGCTTCAGTAACGGCGTCTACTTTAACTAGGTGACCCGTGGCATCAGTGGTCTGAAGTGGAGTTGCAACTGCGCAAAGAATCGAACGACCTGGCTTTGTGAGTGTAACGGTCACCTGCCCTGGGGCAGTGTCAGCGATGGTAAAACCTGCACCAGCGCCGATGCTTGGTGTTCCGCCCGATACGTCAACGCGGCCCAAAATCTTGCGAACTCTGCGCTGTTTTTCAGCTTTGATTAATCCGGTAGGCATGTATCCCTATCTTTCTTGATATGGGTGACCGATCTCGGCCACATGTGGTTAAAAAAGACGGCGCGCATGGAAAAACGGAGGTAAACCCACACGCGCCGTCGCGCTATCGCTCAATCCCTTAAGCGATTACGTATTTTGCAATGAGCAGGTTCACAGAAACCGGGTCGGTTTCCGTTGCGCCGTCGGCACCGCTGTTGAATACGATCTTTAGAACTGTCGTGGTAGCCGTGCCGTCGATATTGCACTCCAAAGAAAGAGTGTTTGCGTCGGCAACCGCGATCATGTGACCCAACACTTTCAACGGAACAAGCGATGCAGTATCGAAAGTCAGAGTCAAATCACCAGCGCCCTCATCGGTTAAAACGATACCTTCGTTTTCTGGGTTCCAACTTACTGATGGTGTACCAGCAGCCCACGTAACCGTGATCGGGATCAGTTTCAAAACTTTGTTTGAGTAGCCTTCGGCCTGAATTGAATTATTTGGCATGTGATTTTTTCCTTAGTAAAAAGAGTGCGGCGGGCAGACTTCACCCGCCGCTAATGATTCAGACCGTGAAGCCGCTCAGGCGGCCAACAGAGTTTGGTTTCGAGCAGAACAGTTCGAAGTAACCGCCGTAACGGGCGCCGTACACGTCTTTATTCTGATCGCGCAGCATGAAAATGCCGTCATCTTCAAACCAGCCAAAATCTTCGCGCATCACAAGCTGCAGATACTTCGTGTTGACGAAATAAATCTCGTCATCAGGTATCATCTGGCTTGAAATCATCGGGAAGGCGCCCTCATCAGACATCAGTTCGATGCCCTTGAATCCAACCTTCACGTTGCCGGTCTTGATTTCTGACACGCTGTATCTCTTGGCGTCTTCAGCCTGGTTTTTAAACAGGGCCTTAGCCGAGTGCGAGCAGATAGCAAGGTCAGGGCTTCCGATTTCTTCCTCAAGATCCGAAACCAAATCATTTAGGTCGTCAAAAGCAATCGTGCCGGTGATCGAAGTACGAGTGCCGCGCATCTGAGGGAAAGTAGTCTGAGACAGACCATACAGCGTGCCTGCCGAAGCCGGGGCAAGTTGGGCCAGACCAACACATTCGCCGTCTTTGTTGCCTTCCCAGTAAATCACGTCGGCGGCAACCGGGGTTGCAACGTTACCAGTGGCGAGGGTCGTGCAAGTCAGGGTCGTTGAACTTGCCGACACAACAGCAACCGTCATCTGATAGACGCCGGCAGTCGTGAACAGTTCAAGCCGCGCGCCAGCAGGGTAGTTGCGTTTCTTGTGCTTAGGGCCGTTGGTGCCAGTCGTTGCACCAGTGATAACCCAAGGCGACGCAGTCGTTCCGGCGCCCGACACGGTAGAAACTTCACCGATCTTACCAGTGCTGTCAGAGAACAAAGCCCGCTCAATCATGTGCAGCATAAATCCTTCTTCAACTGCCTCAACGTCGGCAACAGTCACCTTAGCAAAGGCGCCCTTGTCGTTTCGTGACGCCTTGATTGCTTCGCGGTCAAACTCAGCCGAGCCATAGGCGCGCTTGGCCTGAAATATCGCCTTGCCACGGGGTGCGGCAACCGGGGTTGGCAGGTTCTGGCCTACCGAACGGTAGCCCAGACCAACAGCCGAACCGAAACGAACGGGAGCAACGAACTGGTCACCCACGAAGTCGGCCTTCTTATTTTTCATGATGATTGATGCGAGCGGGCTTTTAACATTGAGCAGCGCGTTGTCTTCGCTCGATCCGTACATTTCTTTAAAGAGCGAGTTCTCTGAGTGCGTAGCGCTGAGTGCGGTATTTCTTGCCATGGTTTATCCCTTCGTCGAGTTGACCCACCCGCGTTTATGCAGGGGGTAGCCCGGCGAGCTTTCTGACATCATCGCGGCTCATGCCCTTTGACTGGCCTGATCCGCCGGATGGCAGCCCGCTAACCGTAGCGTTTTGTTTTGTTTGCGCATGGCGTTTGACGGCCTCTTGCGCCTGTTTGGTTTTTTTGTCTTTTTGGTTTTGCGCGAGGGTGAAAGCAACGTCATCGATGCTCACATTGAAAACGCCTGAATTGAGTAGCTTGCGGTATTCCATCTTCACCTTGTCGGTGAAGTATTCTGGGTCGTCTTTAAACTCAGGGTATGCACCGATTGCGGTTTTTAGTTCGCTTGCGATGGCGGCCTTTTCCTCGGCCACGCCCCTTTGTTCGTAACTGCCCTTTAAGCGCTCAACGTCGGCCTTAAGCTCTTTGATTACGGTGTCCCTTGGATCGCCGCTTGCGTCTTCGTCTTGATCGTCTTGCGACTGACCACGGCTTTGTTCGCCTGCGTAATCCGGGTTAAACATGCGAATCAATCCCTTTGGGTCTGACTTCGCGAGTTCAAGAATCTGCTGATATGTGGCGTTTGCTTTTTTCTCGATATCAACAGCGCGTTCCATAGCGGAATGGCCTGCTCTACCGAGAGAAGCGAACCGCTTCATTTCTTCAAAAGTAAGCTCGACCTCTTGGCCGTTTACTCTCAGACGCTCTTTACCGTTTGCAAAATAACTTGGAGTTTTCTCTTGCCCTGCTTGTTGAGCCGCGTCGCTTTGTGAATCGTTCAGAGTCGAAGTTGTGTCCTGGCTTTTGCTTGAGGCTTCGGTATCTGCGGATTCAACGGACTTGGTATCAACGCCTTCTATTTCCATGATGACTCGCTTTCTGATGAGGTCAATATGTGGTGCTTGTTTTTATTGCGGACGTTTCAGTCGCCAAAACTTTGGCGATGAAAACCTTGATCGCTTTTGGTTGTGTAAAATCCTACGGCCGGTTCAGTCGGTAGTTCGGGGATGACTGCGTTATTATAAACATAATTCATTGCGTCAATTAAGTGATCATTGCCGTCTTGCTCCCACTCATAAGACGACATTTCTTCTAGTAGCTGCGTGCAGTTCTTGGCGATCTTAAGCCGTCCTGTGCGAAGAGCGTTCACCAGGCGCAAGATGCGCGCTTGCTTATCGGCTTTGGCGGCGGGTTCAAGGGTCAGCCCTACCTCGCCGTATTCAGCTATGAGCTGCGGGTCTATGTCAGAGAAGTTTGAAATGGCAGGGTATGGCTCGCAGTTCTTAATTACGTCCGCGTGCTGTTTGATTAGCAACTCTGAGTGCTTGTACTCGTTATAAATGAGAAAGCATTTCTTTCGGCGGTTATACGCCATCCAAAGACACGCCGTTGGATCTGGCGAGTACCCGTGGTCAACGCCCTTCCAATGGTAGGCGTGGTCAAGATCGGCTGGGTCCCAGCGGTCACAAGTGTAGTCTTCGACCGCAAGAGCAAACGCCATGCCTTCAAACACAATGTATTCGGCAAGGATTTCTTGGCGGTAAAGAGGGTCAAGCGGGCCGTCGTACTCTGATATTAGCTTGTCTCTGCCCTCAGGGCTTATAAATGGGTTTTCAAATACCGTGCAGTGCGATGTGTAGAATTTAAGTTGATCGGCAAGCGCGCGCTTCTTTAACCGCCAAAAGTGATTTTTGCCCTTGGGGGTTGAACCGTAAATCAACTGCCCATTGAAGTCGGCAAGCTGCGGTACGAGCACGTCTTTGACAATTGTCGGGTCTCGAAAGAACGCGAACTCATCGGGCGCAATCAACCTCTTGGCGTTACCGCGAAGCTTATCTTTACCGAGGTCCGCACCTTTTAACGATATCACCGCGCCGCTTGGCGTATGCTTCCACTCTAGGCGTGATTCGTTTGACTTCCACTCACGCGCGCGGTCTTTCAACCGCTGATAGAACTTGTCCCACATAATTTCACGCGCCTGGCCCTGCGTTAGCGCGATATACATGCAGTCTCTGCCATGGTCTTCGATATCCTCGATAAATGTTTCGGCGATAAATTCTGAATTATGGGTCACCAGGCCCGTTGCGGTCAGGTAAAGATGAGTGGGGCTGTCCACCTCTATGTCCCAGCATTTCTCAACTCGCTCATTCCTAAACGTAACGCCGACGTGGTCAACATTCCCGTTGTTGGCCTTAAGCCTGCCCCATTCGCGGCAATATTTTCTCTTTGGATTTACTAGATAGGGGTTCAATTCTTTAAGAATGACCCTATTAAACAGAATGTTCTTCACGCCGATCCGATGAATCGGGCCGTTTTTGTATCTTGGCCTGTCGTCTATGTCGGCTGTCGCCCTGCACTGCCAAAGGGCAAGAAGCGCGTACTGAAGCGCCTCGATGCAGGACTTTGACTGCATCGCAAGCCTTAGATTGATTTCCTTGCCGTTGAAGGTGACGCTGCCGTCTGTGTCTATGAGGCCAGCGACAAACTCAAGGAGCGACCGGCGGTCCCACGTCTTGATCACTTCTAGATCACAGAACTTTTCATGAGCAAGCTTCCCCTTGCACCATTCCTCATAGTGATTACAGTGAATCGGCTTTGTATGCTTCCCGCTCCCGGCCTCCGTACCAAGAGAGTAGGTGTAATTTTTACCTCCGTTTTTGAATAGCTTCAGTCCAATTATCTTTGCAATCTTATGGGGCGTGTGCGGAGATTCAGAAGAAATATACCATTTATTGCCCGCGGCGGTGCTGCATCCGTTGCCGAGCATCGCTCCGAGCACATAGGCGTGCGGTTCGTGAACCTTTCCGAGCGGGGCTTTGACCCAAAGGCGTTCGATGGCCAGTGCTTTATACCATTCCTTCGGCGCCCTAAGCTTCTTGAATCCGTGCTCCCGGTGAATGGTCATCCAACGATGATCAATCGTAGCCGTCTCGTAAACGGTTCCGTTGTTACAGAGATCCACTACGCGCTTCTTGCCCTGGTATTTTACATGCTTTACGCGGATCGGTTCGCCACGTTCAGAATAGACAAGATCGCCTGGTTTCAGGTCTTCGATTCGCTTCGGTCCACATGGAGTTATTATCATGGAACCCTCTACCAGACACTTGCCGCTGCGCCTACCCCAATCAAGCACAACGTCTCGCCCAGACTTATAGGCAAGCCACGCGCGCTCTTGCTTGTCGTGAAAACGGTTAACGTAATATTCAAGCGGGCGCGTGAAGGGCATTATCTGGGGCCGCGCCCTGCGCCAACAATAAATAACAGAGCAAATAGAAACCCTGCGAGGCACGCGGTCATCATTCCTTGTCTCGCTTTGCGGTCTGCTCTCGATATTGACGGTCGTAATCCAAAGCACTCATAATCTCGAAATGGATCATCTCGTTACCGAGCCTAATGGTTACCTCGCCTTCTTTTTTCAGGTGATAAACTTGCTCGCCGGTTAGGCCTGGAACATCGCACGCGGCCTTACCTGGCGGATCGGGATATCTGATTTGATCGCAGATGGGGGAGCCCACTTTAACGGGATTACCGTTTCCATCGATAAAGAACTTTTGCTTGATGCGCGTGAGAACAGAACCAATATGCGTCATTTCTTTTCTTCCTTTTCTTTCAGAAGTTCAGCGGCTCGCTCTTTGGTCATGGCGGGGTAGACATCGGCCTTTGCTTCAGTGGCGGCTGGCGCGTCGTCTGGCTTGTCTCGGAACATGTTTAGGTGGCGACCTATGAGCTCCAGGGCTTTGATCTTGTCGTGGTGCTTGATTGTGGTTCGTCCGCCCGCTTCTGTTACGGTTTCCGAAATTTCTTTGATAACTGCAGTTTTACCGCGGCTAAGAGCGTCGCTATCTTTGAGGTTGATCGTGTTGCCGTCCCAGCGCGCGAAATCGGCCATGTTTGAAAACGCGATTCGTTTTAGTTCCTGGATAACCCTGTCTTGAGTAACGTTTGCCTTGTTCGCGCGTCGCTCAAAATCTTTATAGATTACCGCTTGTATGGCGGGTTTAGTCAGGTTTTCACTGCCGATACTTCTCGCGCTGTCTTCGCTGTAACCGGCAAGTATCGCGGCCTTCTTTGCGTTCAAGCATTTGAGATATTCGCGAACGAATGACTCCTCTTTGCGTGTAAGTTTCCTCAGATGGTTAGCTCCAAACTAGGATTAATAGTAAAAAGACGGCGCAGGCAACGACCAGGTCAGCCACGGTCTGATAGGGCTTTTTTGCGATCACCCTCGAGAAAGGGTGGCAGCGCGTAAATGTCGTTTCCTGTTCGCCATGCTTCGGATTTCTTGCATTCTTTGCAGGTTTTATTGAATTTGGATTTCGGAGCAAACGGCAATTCGCACATTCCGCAAGGGCGGGTTGGTAGTGTTTTGGATCGCTTACCAAATACGAAAGGTCTTACAGCGTTCACCGGACTAATTAAGCGGCAGTATGAAATGGATTTCTACACGATTTCCGTTTACGATTGTGAATCACATTAACTAATTGTTTTAAAATATTGATTGATAGTTGTCCGCCCGCCGTTCACAATAATTCACAGATGGTTGCACAAATTCCCAAGAAAAAGGTTCTCTCAAAAGACAATGTGGCCTTTCGCCCCTACCGTGAGGACGCTGAAGAATTTGAGAAGCTTCTATCCGAGACAAACGGCGACCGTTCCGAAATACTCCGCGAAGCGTTTCGCGAGCATATCCGAAAACTCCGCGCTTCGTTCAATCCGCAGGAAACCGCAGTCCTGGCACATTCCATCCTTGGCTAAATTAAGCCCCGGTGCGCGCACCGGGGCGCGCCCTGGTGGTGCCGCCGTGGCACTTCGTCTGATAGGATTGAACTATGGGTTTCCCAACCGAATCAGGGTTCATGCTGCAACTCGAATACGTGTTTGCCGACGTGCTGGGATTAACGCGCGAGAACTGGTCAGACATTGAAAAGATCCGGGCCGAAATGCTGAGTGTAAGGCTGTTTGGCGGCGATGCGTTCAAATGTACGGTTGCGGCGTTCGTAATATACTTCGATCAGACGGGTTACCTAGAAGATGACCGGGTTTCAGACGCTGGGCTAAACTAGCCGTCGTGCCTCACTCGCACCACATATCAACGGACGATCCGAGCGATAAAAAATCATTGTCCACGCTCCACCGCTTTTTACACACGTTACAGACGCGCATGAACCTGCCATCGGCCTTAAACGGTCGGTCGCAACGCAAGCAGCTGCGCGCGACCGTCTTTGATGTGGGCCGGCCAGCGCCTTCGCTGGCGCCGTCCTTGGCGTTCTTTGAACCATCCTTGTTCTTCACCGGTCATAATTACGCCGCACGTTTGCGTGGAATGATATGGCGCGCGAAATAATACTTTAGGTTGAATTTGACATGAATTGCGCTTGTAATTAATCTGCCCGGATGAGGCTCGCACACAAAGACGAAAACTCTTATCTCAAGCGGTCGCCGGATGATTCGCTGATTGAAAAGCGCTCGGTTCCGGTCACCCAAAACATGAAGAAAAGAATCAAGGCGTGCTCAGAAAAGTATGATGTAAACGGCGCGGTCAGAGAGTTTTTTGAGCAGTTTTTGAAGGCTAGGGGTTTTTAATCGTTTTCTACAGCAGTCTCGCGTGTGCTCTCACCCACGCGAGATAAATGCGGCGGGTTGCATGGCGTCTCAGGACAGCCGCGCAGGTAAGGCTCTCGTAGGGTGCCCGCCGCTTTATTCATCACGCTGCTTTGATGTTTCGAGCCATCGACTGCCCGACCACTGCAAGTTGGCCGACGCCGATTAGGTTTTGCAATGTCATGTTGCGATATGGGCCGGCCGGGATAGCTGATATGAACTGCCCTGCGAGGGTTGTTACGTGATCGCCGAGCTCGGTCACCTGATCAGCGTTGGCTCGCACGTCGCCGCCCAGATCGCTTACGCACTTTTGCCATTCGCTTTTAAATTCATCGATGCTTTTGAATGTTGTCATGTGGTCTCCTTTCGGAAACTCAAGCAAGCGGTGTGCCCAGGGGTGTGAGACGGGGCGGTGCCACTGATGATTTTGGCAGATCATCAGCGACACCTATTGCCCGCATTAAGCAATTCCCAGCTGCCCCAGTTGAACTGAATTGCTTACGCGGCAGTTTAAAAAAGGATTTAACAAACTGCCGGGCGCGGCTAATCGCTTAAAATTCTTCGCTTGACGTTGCCGTGGCTGCGTCGTCGGGCCACTGGACGTTACGACTGTTCAGATCGTCGCACAGCAATTGATAGTTAGTTTCGCTGATTTCGATCACGCGAAAACCGCAATTTTCAGCCACTGCGTCGTATGCCGCGCGTATCGCCCGGCAGTCAGGGTACCCAATTTGACTGAGTCCGTGGGCCAAAACCTGGCCCAGCGAGAAACCACCGTCGCGGCTGAACGCAGAGACACCCAAACAAACCACCTGGATGGTCCGGCCACGGGCGACGTTTTCGATTTTGAAAAACCTAAAGAGGGGCGAGTTCATATTTGTTTTCATGTTCATTTTCAGGACTCCAAAAACTTGCTCTCAAAATCGTGGTAAAATGTGTTGCTATCAAGAGTACCGGCATCGCTAGCGAACTGGAACGCTACGCATAACTTTCTAACAAATTCCGCTTCAGCGTCAGTGATGTGCAATTTGAGTCCGAATTCGGCATACTGAGACACACCATCGGCGTCTTTCACGGTATCCTCAAAATATTCGTCGATAGCGGGGTCTATAATGCCATCAAATACGCGACGCAAGTCACTCATTTTTGTTTGCTTTTTTGTTTTCATTTTTGAATCCCTTGTTAAAGATGCGTTCAATTGCATCACGAGCGCCGCGAGCTATTAACTCGCAGCGCTTTGATAAAATCGACTAGCCGCTGGTATCAGGGAGCAGCGCGCTTAAGAGCGCAGGTATCGCATAGGCACGCTCCCGAGCCATCGGCGTCATATGCTCCGACGCTAACGGGAGTTTTTGCAGTCCATCGGACATTTTCGAGCATCGTATCGTCTTGAACAGCGATGTCATTCACACTCCCGAGCGTGCCGCAATCCTCGCATCGGGCGCATGTCGCGAGATAAATGCGGAAGGTGGCGGCTTTTATCCACAGGAATTCTTCGCCGTCTTTAATGTCCCGGCCCGGAATTCTGTTATCAGGGGAAAGATCAATGGTTTTTGTAAGCATATTGTAAATACCTTTTATTTAGAAGTGGACGCATTGAAATGTTCAAATCTCGTTGCGTTGACACAGATCATAGCACGCTGTGCCGCATCGCGTCAAGCTGTATTTAGGCCGGCCCATGCTTTTGTGCGGTGTGCTTATAAGTACGCGCATTCATAAGGGGTTTCCCAGGTCATGCGTTCGCCTGGGATTAGGTTGTATTTTATCTAGTAATGAGTTTATGAATTGAAGTCGACCTTCATTCATATATTGATCTTTAGATTTATCATTATCTATAAGTTGAGTGTAGAGAGATTGTAATTTAAGACACAATACTCTTTGCTCTTTGAGGAGGGATACTATTTGACTCTTATCCATTAGTTTATCCATGAGAGATAGGAATAACTCATTAAGTCCACTCCATCGTCGCAGTGATTGCAGTCCATCTTTCCCCCAAATATTTGTTGTTCGCTTTGCTCAAGCTCTCGATTATTTCTCGTCGTTTTCTTGATGATAGTTGCGGCTCTATTTCAGACTGTCTAACTCAAGATCAATGGCGTCGAGCCAATCCAAAAGAACTTGTTTGAACGGATCAACCGCGTTCACAACATCCGACCGGTAGCCCTTAGCGCGCGCGTCAACCTGGAACGCCTTTTGCTCAACGGATACCACGCCGCCCTTGGTGCGCTTGAGTTCCACGAACCGCAGCCGCTCGCGATAGGCCAAGATGGTGTCAGGGAAACCCGGCAGGTACCAGCGACCATGAATCCGAACGTGGAACGTGCGCCCTGCCTGTTTGCGGAGCGTTGAGCCATTAAAATACGGTATAACCATGCCCCACTTTCTGAACCGTGGCAGCGAGCCAAGCCAGCAATATAAGTGATTTTTAACTGTTTGTTCGTCGTATTCGGGCGTCTGGTCGGGCGTGAGTTTGAATGTCATGGAATGCCCATCAGTTCGCGAATGGTTTCGTCTTGCTGCTTTACCTGAGCCGCGAGCAAAAACAGCTTGGCTTCAGACACCCTTAACGCGCGGTTTAATGTTTTGATCATATCTGCCAGATGCTCGGCGTGATTGTTTTCAATCGTGGTCATAGCATTTCTCTTTCGATGTAGCAGGTCCCGAAATTCTCAAACATGATCCGCCGCCCGACGTAGTTTCCTCGGCGCCTCAGTTTTGCAAACCTGAGTTCTCGAAAACGCTGCGAGGGGTACTGGGCCTGGTCCTCTTCTGCGGTGCGGTTAAACAGCAGCACGTTGTGTGCCTCTTGAACTGCGGTGCTCGAGCCTTTGATATCGAACTCTGATTCAACCCGCCCGTTTTCGGTCTTCTTTGGATGCATGACCATGATCAAGTGCATGTCGATGCGTTTGCAAAACATGATCAGCTCGTGGACCGTCTTATCCATTTCCACTACCGCATTGCGTTCGGCAGTTACCTCCATAAAAAAGTTCAGATTATCCAGCATCGCAATCTGGCAGCCGTGCACGTCGTGGGCTGATTGCAGTTCGGCGATAAGCTGCTGACAAGAGATCCGGTTATCAAACAGTGACAGCATCAGCGTGTCTGTGTGCAACAGATGGTCGAAGTCGTGCTTGATTTGCGCAATGCGTTCAAAACTCAGTGACTCGCCCGTGTTGATGTCTTCGCTGAGCATTGCTGACATAGTGCGCTTCACGAAATCGGTTGCGCCGGTTTCAACGCTTGCGACAAAGTGCTTTGTCTTCTGCATCAAGAGCTGAAAACTTAGGTTTGCTAAAAACGTGGTCTTGCCGGTTCCGGTCGCCCCACAGAGTATCGTAAATTCGCGCGCACGTAGGCCGCCAGTCGCTTTTGTGAAGTTCGGCCATAGTCTGACCGGGGTTGATGGATAAGGGCTCAGCAGCTCGCTGTGGGCCTCAAATGCGATATCTCGAATTGGACGCATGTGTCCGTGAACGCTTTCTGCTGCTAAGGGTTCTGGCTCTGGTGGCTCTGACACGACGCATCCCTGGCCCGCGAGCGTGTTGAGCGCGAAGTCCTCAAATGTTTTTTGCGGCATTGATCATCTCGTCTCTTTTGCGGCGGAACTCTTCGACGTGGGTTTGGTCTGCCTTGAACGCATCCAGTTCGGGCTGCGGCAGCCCTTCGTCTGCGTAGTCGGTCCATCGGCCCATGAAAGTTCCGAATTGGAGCGTGTACTTTTTCTCGGTCTTATCTTTGCGACACATGGCGGCGTATTTGTCGACCGCTTTTGAAAGGCGATCGAAGTCGGCCTGCGAGAGGATTTGGTTTCCGCAGATTTTCATCCCCAGGGTCTTTCCCTCCTTGCGGGGGTATTTTTTGTAGAGAGTTTCAAAATCAAAATCATGTTCTGTCTGTCTGTCTGTCTGTCTGTCTGTAGCCGCGGATTCCAGGCAATGCCTGTCATTGCCTGGCAATTCCCGCGGATTCCAGGCAATCAGATTTGAGTTCGCCAACTCCGCTATATCTTTGTCGATTTTGTCAGCGCTCTTTTTACGCAGCAAGACAAGGTAATCTTGACGCAACGCAAACTCCCCGCCGCTGCATTTTGATGCCTCGCAAAGCAAAAACACGAACGTGAGTTGTGCTGATTCGCTCAACCCAAATACCGATTGATCGAAGAAAAAGCTGTTCTGAAAGCGAAACCAAACGAAATTACCGCGATCAGCCCGCTCGTTATATTTATCCCAGTTAAGAACCTTAATCGTGTACATCCCCGCCCCCCCAAACTACGCGCATCCCCCGACACGCGGCAAAGCCAGACAAAACCACTTTTGTATCTGACCCAAAATCATCTCATTGCGCCATTTATTCCTGCGTCATTCTAAAACTCCGCTGCCGGAGCCGGAGCAGGAGCCGTAGCCGAATCCGTAGCCGATGCCACCGCCGATGCCTCCGCCGAATCCACCACCAAATCCGCCGCTGCCGCCGATGCCGCCTCCACCACCGAATCCATCACCATCGCCGCCTCCGGAGCCGACGCCATCACCATCACCAATTCTGCCTATGCCTCTGCCGTCGCCGCAACCAAAACCATTGCATGTGTTGAATCCGTCGCCGAATCCGCCGCCGAATCCGCTGCCGCCACCCTCTATTGCGCCGGTCATTCTAAAACTCCGCTGCCGGAGCCGGAGCCGTAGCCGTAGCCGAATCCGCTGCCGGAGCCGGAGCAGGCGCCGGAGCCGGAGCAGGCGCCGTAGCCGTCGCCGTAGCCGGAGCCGGCTCCGGAGCCGCTGCCGGAGCAGGAGTAGATGCCGCCACCCTCTATTACGCCATTCATTCTAAAACTCCGCTGCCGTAGCCGGCTACGGAGCCGGCGCCGAATCCGAATCCGCTGCCGGAGCCGCTGCCGTCGCCGGAGCCAACGCCGTCGCCGGAGCAGGAGTAGGAGTAGGTGCCGCTGCCGTCTATTACGCCATTCATTCTAGTTTCCGCTCAAGAGCGTCAGCCCATTGACCACCGCCTGCGTCTCTAAATTCGCGTAGCGTCATCGTACAAGTATCATCAAGCCCACGCTCGTCTAGCCACGCCCTTACGCCGCTACGACACGCCCGTGTTAGTCGTTTGAACAGACTGACTGAAAACCGAAAATGTTCAGCCCGATATTCCAACTTTTCTTCGGCTGTTAGCGGCTGGGATTGCCCCAACTTTTCGCGGGCAGCATCGATAGCCTCGACCACGCTATCGCCGTGGGCACATGCTGGTACTCCGGGCAGCTCCACAAAGTAAGATTTTTTTCCTGCCGCATCATAGAGTATTTCGACAATCTCTCCGCCTGGTGCTGAGAAATTTTCGCCCTCGGTCCACGAATTTAAACCATCGCGATATGCGGGAATGCGATTTTTATTTGCGGTCATTTTATAGGCCCGTAGTTCAGCACTGACTGCCACGCGCCATCCGTCATTTCAGCGATCTCTAGCCCGGGCGGGTTTACGATCGTGACAGCCGGCAACACAGCCCCGATGCTGTGTTCTGCGTCAGGGTTCAAACCGTTTGCCGCAACGTCGGAAATCGAACCAGTGCTATCTCTAGTGTACACGCGCCACAGCCTGCGAGCTGACTTTAACTGGATCGTGCTCGTCATAAAATCAACCGCGACAACAATCCCGGCGTGTACCCCGGCTACGTTTGCGCGAACAATTACAGATTTACCTACGATGCTGTCTTGCAGACTATTTTTAGTTTCCATTAGTGACCGCCTCCTTTGACGGTTTTTGTTTGTTATTCATTTCGGTCCATGTGCCTGGGTCATTCTAAAACTCCGCTGCCGTAGCCGTAGCCGGAGCCGGAGCCGGAGCCGAATCCGTAGCCGGAGCCGGAGCCGGCTCCGGAGCCGCTGCCGGAGCCGGAGCCGTAGCCGGAGCCGG